GGTACACAAGACGATAACTATTCTTCACTCAAACTGACAATAATAGCGCAACCAACCAACTTCTTCGTAAAGACTGTGAGTAACTGCTCAATTGCGTTAGTTCTATATTTTCTCTCTAAAGATCTCAAAACTCTAGCAACAGCATGACCAACTGAGTTTGCTGCTCTGTTAACTGTTATTTCATTAATTTCTTTAAACACATCCAGTGCGGTCATTTCTTCAGGGTCATTATTAATATCGGCCATCTCTATTGCACCAAAAACATCATAATCTACCGAATCTGTTTCTGTAACTAAAGATTCATCACTCTTCATTCCCCTTGGTGTGTACATATTTTGACCCAGTATCCTATAACATGCCTTCTTGACTTTGTTTGTGGGATTTGCTACCAATAAAGACACAATATCATCATTAGTCACATCTTCATCCTTGATTAGTCTATCCATTATGTTTGTCGCATCAGCTCCATATCTAATAAAAGGATTCTTATCTTCAAGGTTTCCCAAAATGCCGAACTCATTCAGAAAGTCTTCTCTATTCCCATACATTTTCGGTTTGACCCACCTTATTGGTATTTCTATGTTTTTCACGGAAACAAACATCATCGGAGCGGATCTAGAAATCCTAACATTAGATGAATTCTCTAGAGTCAAGAAAGTTATTTCCTCTTGCCTTAATTCTCTGCCCTTCCAATCCTTTATGGTTTCTGATTCTACTGTGGGACCAAAAACGTAATGTGACCATTTATCATATTTTTTAAAATAATTAGAAACCACAGAATATTTAGATGTGTTTTCAGGATACCAAAGTCTGATAACTCTATCATCAACATTAAAAACTGTCATTGTCATCAATTTATTTTCCATCATGTTCTTGATAGAGTCTGCCGTTAAATAAAATAACTTCTTTCCAGCAGCTGACATGATCATTTTATTGTTATCCACTTTAGTCACTTTGTCATTTATCATTATGGCATCAGAAATGGTATTGTCTTCATAAACTGGTATTGTCCAGTGTTCATTCAACAATGAGGAATTTGTGGCTATTCTCTCTACAATATCAATTGCCTCTTCTATTTCTTTAGCATAAGGTGTCATGGATCTTGAAGTTTTGGTGAGTGAAATATCTGGGTTCTTAAATTTTTTCTTAGAAGCAACTCTGTACATTAACATCGAGTTTACTGCTTTTGATGGCGAAATCTTTTTAGGTGTGTTCAATTTAACCTTAACGCTTATGGGTGTCACTCCGTAAAAAGCATTACATAAACCGTTGGCAACTAAAAATTTCTGCATATCATCACCATCCACTTGATCAAATATAAATTTCATCACCTCTTCTTTATCATCTTCTATCATGTCATCTAAAACTATTTTATTTGGAAATAAGGGTTGTGCTTCTGTCAGATTTTCATATGTTGTTTCATTTAAGAATATGTGATCATAAATCTCATTTGCTCTATCATAACTCAATGATATCATTTTCTCAAGTTCTTTTGGCACATCCTTCAATTTATATTTCAAATTAGCTAAGTACTTGTACAACTGTTCCCTATTTATTCTTTCACCTGTTTTCAGTCTGTAAGAATTTGATTCATAAGATCTTGATGGTTCTGTATACCTCTTAAAGAAATCTGAAGTCTGACCTACAAAAGATAGCTTGCTAAATTGGACTTTAAAATTAAATAGGAATTCTTTTCCTTTAGGACTAAATCTATTCAATGTTACTGTCATGTCTGAAATAGATCTTACTAGTTTTGTGAATTGAGTAGCCTTTCTTGAATATGTTATGAGGTTGGCAACACCTGCTATGTCTTTACTCAGCAATATTTTGCCTGATAATTTACCTTTTGTGACCATAACCTTGCTGATTCTTTGTCTATCATTCTGACCGTCCATGTTGAATCTAAAAGTATCGGAATAATTTATGTACTCATCAGGTGTCATGTAAAAGTTTGCAAGAGCCGCTATTGTTTCATCTCTTGTGGCAGACATTGAAATCACACCCACAGTTCCTGATATTAGTGAGATAATTGATGATATCATAGGCAATCCCCCATTAATGACAGGTGCTCTATTAGGTTTGAAATAGTTCCATTGTTCTATTGTCATGGCTAGTGAAGCTACTGCAACCGAATCAGCTATTACCATAGATGCACCATCAGCTAGAGATGTTGAACCTTTCATGCTTGCAGATATCAAATCATTTAAGATACTTTCTCCCTGACCACAATCCATTTCTGATATTGCTTTTTTTATTGTCGGCACCACAAGCACCTTATTGTTGTAAAATTCGCTATTGAATTCCCCAATGTGAGTTGACAAAAAACTTTTTGTAGGATTCCTAAGAATATTGACTGACTGCATGAAACCCTTGATGAACCAAGATATGTATTTCCAATCTGGAGAGCCAGTTGCTGGTGTTATAATTCTAAAGCAATCATCTGATGTTATTAAAGATTTCTTAATTGTAAAATTTCCATATTTCCTACACACAATTGACAAAATATCATCAGCAGCAACATGAACTAAATCTGATGTCTGGTGCAGTATGCCTTGACCCATCGAGAATTCAAATAAAACTTCTTCTCTTCCATTCAATCTTTTGATTAATCTATCTGTTATTGAGTCTTTTCCTATAGTTTTCTCAGCTTTGACAAACCTAAGCACTTCATCAGGGACTCTCATTAATTTGCTTGCTACTCTTTCAAATGTGTTTGCCATCATCCTTAACAGAACTTCATCATCTATAGAATTTGAATAGCATATGTAAAATAACTCCATAATCGCATTGGGACCCCATCTTGATTGATCGTTAGTATCTAGTATGTCATTAACATAGTCATAATTTCTCATTGCTTCATCAAATTTGAATGACTTTTTTGGATCGTTCAACACTGATTTGCTGACAGAGGATGCAATAGACTTTGTAATTATTTCATTAAATAAGGCTCCTATTCTATATGGAAAATTCAAAACAGATATATCTCTATTGCCTACTTGATCTTTGTCAACAACTCTGTTCTTATACCTATTCCCATTAATCATCTCAACACATTTAAGAGCATATACAGACACATTTTCTAGATCAGCCACAGGCATCATGCATTCCTCTACAATCCCATTCATTATGGTCTCAGCAGCTCTACAAGACGTTAGTTCTTTATTTCTGTCAGATGACATGCCTCCTCTCATCGTACATGCTTCAATTGGACTTTTCATTAGCTCATTTTTTAGTCTAATTGAACTTAAATTATATTTTGGACCAAAAGTGATTATGTACAGCATCATGAATGCAGAGAAAGTGAACCTTTTTGGTTTTCCTATGAATAAACTCTTTATGTCCAGTTTAATATTTTCAATGTTTAACTTAACCCATGTGATGAGTTCTTTAGTTGTTTTATTTCTTATCTTATTCAATTCATTTTCTATAAAAGGTTTTGAAGAGTTGTAAATGTCTAGTTCGTCTAACAAATCATTGTATACTTGAGAGGCCCTGGCCATTTTGAAAACTGAAAATTTGTTAAACATGATATATATATAGCATGAGTTTATAGCAGATTGGAATGATTTCACTGGTGAAGCTAACCCAGGCATGTATAACTCAAAAGGAGAGAATATTTTTGCTAAATTGCCAGACATAGCAAGCAACGAAACAGTTTCACTCATCTTCAACATTTGCATCACATAAATCACTTGGAAACAATTTCTAAAATCCATTAAAGGTTTCATTTTCTTTGAGAAAATTTGAGTCACAACGTCTGCCTTTGATGTTGCAGAGACAAAAAGATATCTAGCTTGCTCTGCAATTGCTGAAAAGTTATTGCTATTCTGGACTGAAAACATGAATAAGTTTGCAATGTCTTCGTCATTGATTTTATAATTGTTATCTTCTGAGAAGACTATTGAAGCATTTATTAATATTTCCGGCAATCTAATGTTCCAAGAAACCTTATTTCTATCCATGGTTCTAAAGGGTGTTATCATGAATCCAAGTCTGCTATCAGTGATATCTGACAAAATTTGAGGGGCATATATGACAAAATAAGCTGCATTTTCATATGAATCATTGACACCTGTCATCTGAGATAAAGTGTAAGACATAAATTTGCCATTCTTGCATAATCTATACTCATTAGGTCTGGATCTGAACTTTTGTGTGGCTGCAATAGATTTGGCTATTTCAGACAAGTGTCTCGCCGTCATATATGATTGAGTGCATTTAACATTATCTAAAATCTCTTCTATTAAGACTTGGACAGTGCTATCTGTGACCATTTCTAGAGCCATTGAGTAAGATTCTGGTACATCAATTTCATCAGTGTGAGATGAAAAGTGTTCAACTGCCGATTTATAATCATCCAAAATAGAATCAAAAGAGACATTAGATTTGACTGTTCTTTTAGGCAATCTCTCTGATTTTATTTTATTTCTTTTGTAATCAGATCTTAACTTAAAGTCCGCATAGTTAGTGAAGTTAGCAGAAAATATAGCTCTCAAACATCCTGAATACTTGGAATAGCCTATAGCTAAGTCATAGTCTTCTAAGATTGAAAATGGATCATTAAATATTGACATCTCAGCAGGAATATAAGTATTCTTTCCGTCACCTAGTATGACAAAGTAAGCTTCTTTCTCATTTACAATCTCAACCCCTTTCTTCAAAGCTAATAATATGGGTTCATCATCTAAATCTCCTATTCTTGCACTACCTACTGGTGTTATTCTAGACTTATACTTGTTGCCTATGCAATTCATTGTGTCATTTATGAAATTTCTGAAATTTGTTTCTTCCGACCAACCCTTTAAGCCTGACATATTATTATGGATTGACAAATCTTTAATTTTTAATGTTTTTTTGTCAGTGTTAGCTTCCTTGCTCATTGCTTTATACCAATCGACACAATCATCCATTATGATGTCCATTGCCCAAACCATTGTAGTTTTAAGGTCATCAGTCACTTCTACTTTACAATACCTATCGTAATATAATGATGATGGCAATTCAAATGTTAGCTTTGGTTTGTTTCTATTAAACAGAAATGCTTCTCCATCTTGGAAAGTTTCTTTAATCTTAATAGATTTCTCATTCAATAATGATGCATCAGAGGTAAAGTCATAATCAATCCCATCTATTCTGATGTCTGATGTTCCAACTGGTTTGTCTGACCCTATTCCTTCAAAATGCTCAATCTCATGTCCTACACTTGCTTCATATAAAGCAAATAGGTGATTCAATCTAGACTCTAAACCCTCAACCGGGGCCAACTTAAGCTTGTATAAGAGTTCTGCGGGTATTCCTGTAATCAATTTAATGTATGAGTCTGTTGAAAAGAGTGTTGCCCCTAACGTTTCCACATGTATATTCCTAAGTGTTTTCAATAAAGCTGCTAATGTGTCTTTTGAAGTTGTTATGTTTGCCATTTGTG